AAACTACTCATAATGCATCTCTTTCTCTTAAAGATTGCAAAGCCAATTGATAGGTCGCTCGACGTGTTTGCCTAACAGCACGTGCTCTTTGACGTGCTTTGATTACTTGTTTGAATTGTTCAATATTCATTATTATTATCCTTTGGTTAATTGGTTATCTCTTAAATATTATTTATGTGATTACTAAAGTCAAATATTATTTTCACTTTTATTCATAATAAAACAAAGCAATTATGTACTAAATAAGCTAAGTCATTGGTTTACAACAAGTTAAAAGGTCAAAATTGTTTTTAAAAGTTGTAAGGGTTAAGGCTCACCTTAAAGGGTAAAAGCATTTCTAGAGCCTTCTAGGCTATCTAAAATGGAAATGACTTGATTGATGTAGATTTGTGGATTCATTTTCACTCCGATATGTAAATAGTTAATAAGAGTAAGCTAATAATTGATTACTTTATTGCATTATATCAAAAAAGTATAAACCTACTTAGTGTAATTAATATATTTATACTCAAACCTCATCATATTTTTATGCGATTTATGACAATATTATGTTTTTACCATGTTTTATTAAACCTAGTCATTGTTTTACTTCGCACAATATGTATTATGTCTAATTCACTTAATAAATACATAAATACACTAGATGGGGGGGAGGGGGCTAGGCATTAGCTCGGCATAAATATTAATATTCATCACCACCCCCACAACTTTTTTTCGCTATAGCTTCCCCCGTAGCCCCATGACCCCATAGCCCTGTAGCATCATAACCTTGGAAACTTCCGCAAAATGTCCGCATTTTGTGGACACTTTGTGGATACTTTTACTTAGGTGGTTTGCTTAAAGTAGTCCCAATTGTCCTTATACTTCTCATACTTACCCCTCGACTTAGGGTTATGTGGGTAGATACATATCTTAACATTGGAGTTGAGTTCTAAGCATGGTATTACATACCAAATATCTTCAGTCTCAATATAAGCCACTAGAGCGTCAACCTTGGTGCAATCAATGGAGCATTTCTTGGAAGTGCCTGTGGAGGTTGAGATCATATATCTACCGAGTCCTAAATTATGGGGATCTTTAGCTTTATCCTTAGTTCCCTTTATTTGTATCTTGAATACCTTGCCCGCCTGATTCATAACCATACAGTCTTGAGGTAGGTAGTCACCAAGGGGAGTAAAGATCTCTAGGTTTCTAAATAAAGCCTCCGTAAAGAACTTTTGTTCATAAAGGCTACCCCTTCTTTTCATGCTTCTATGACTTCAGTATCTTTAGGGTCAGTTGCATTTTTAAGAAAAGATCTCATTTGCTCAGGGGTCATATCTGAAGATCCAAGTTTCACATTAGCTGATGCTGTGATATTAGTGGGTCTACCCTTTATAATCATCATCTTGTCAAACAGGATAGATAGTGCATAGGGTAGGTTCTGAGGTGGTATATCATCTAGTTTTTCGTGAAGCATATTAAGTGAGTCACTCACTAGAGATGATAATTTATTCTCAACAGCACTGACGAACTCCTGTTCAGTCATTTCTAGTTTATAAGTGAGAAAGTGCCTACAGTAGTTTCTAAGGTCTTTCTGTTTGGCAGTAAGCATCTTTTCATTGATGATCTCTCCTTGCTTGGTAGCGCTTGATTGTTTACTTGCTACCTTTACGGCCGCTTCGATGACATCGTTTTTAAGGTCTTTGCTAAGTGCCTTAACCACCTTTTTATTTCTAGGCATATTATTTATTTATCTTATTATGTTGACAAGTCAATGTTAAACCTGTTCAAGGGGGCATGGATAAGGAGAGGGCAAATAAGATACTTAAAGATAATGAAATGACTAAGGTTGCTTTTGCTGAGTTAATAGGATTAAAGAGTGGTACAGTCCATACAGCTTTTGGGGCTAATAAGTTGAGTAAACCGATGGTTAAAAGGCTTGAGCAGTTAGAATGTTATATTTCGCAGAAAAAACCTAATATTATTGAAGGTGTGATAAGGCAGAATACGGATAATCCTTTAAGTAAGATTTTTGAGGCTAAGATTATTGGGTTTCCTACGAATAAGTTCTTGCGTATAATTAGGTTTAAGGATGGGAAAGAGGGTAAGTTTAAGTGTAAGCCGAGCAAGCATCGCAAGATGGGTGAACAGGTTTCAGTTAGGCTTATTGAGGATAATATGTGGATGTTGGTTAGATAGATGTGGATAGTACCCAAAACATTATCTCATTGTGTACAGGATTCGGAGGGCTTGAACTTGGGATTAGACGAGCAGGCGTGGATATTAGAACAATCTGTAACGTGGAGATCGAAGCATATGTGCAAGCGCTATTGGTTGAGAAGATTGAAAAAGGGTGGATGGATAACGCAGCTATCTACTCGGATCTTAAAACCTTCCCTGCATCAATCTTTCGAGGAAAAGTATGTGGAGTCATTGGGGGATACCCTTGCCAACCATTTTCATCAGCAGGAAAACGACAAGGTGAAGAAGACCCAAGACACTTGTGGCCACACATCAGGAGACACATCAGGGCAATTGGAGATGTTCGGTGGTGCTTCTTCGAGAATGTTCTCGGACATACCTCGATGGGGTTATGGAGAGTCTTGTCCGATTTGGAAGAAGAGGGTTTCAGATGCGTATGGGGAGTATTCTCAGCGGAAGAAGTTGGTGCACCACACCAAAGAAAAAGAGTCTTTATCTTGGCCATCTCCAAGGACAGGTGGCGGAAGCCGTCCGAATGGCAAGGGTGGAAGGATTTTGAGCGAAGAGGTGAAAATAGCAGAAAAGATTTGGATAAGGGGAGAAAAGAGATGGGGGACACCACAGGCAAGCGATCATGTGGAGGGAGCGAGAACGAGAGTGGACTCCAATCAAAAATGCTTGGGGAGAGACTTGAATCGGTTAAATTCCCATCAAGACCAAATGAGCAACAATACGAATGGGAAGAGCCAAGAACAATTAAATCCCGATTGGGTAGAGCAATTAATGGGACTAATTACAGGAATGACAGACTTAGGCTCTTGGGGAACGGAGTCTGCCCGCAAACAGCAGAACTAGCATGGAAGACTTTATGGAAGGAAATAAATAAATGACTTTTAGAACTGTATCTCAGGTGGTTAGCCCTTGCCTACGTGTACAACTCCGACACTCGGGAGTGAGATACAGTTCTTATTTTTATAGATGACAAGATCATATTATGGATCAGTGGCGATAAGCATTGAGGAAGCCAACCTTGCTTTTGATCATTTTTTTTCTAATTGTGAATTAAGATGGAAAGAAGGGGCAAGAGAGGAAGGATGTCCACCCAATACCACAAGGACAGACATTCAGAGGAAAAGACCTAAGTCTAAGACAGAATTGATATTTAAAAATAAAGAAAAAATAAAAATTAAATCTAAATGAATATTTATCAACCCACAGGACGGAAACTAAAAAGTTGGCCACAAGAGGTGGGTCGATTAAGTGAAGAGGTTAAGGAATTAACAAAACAACTTGAAAAGTTAGAGGTTGAAAATTCTGAATTAAAACGTAGATGTTGTGATTTATTTAAAGAAGTCATTGAGGCTAATGCAAGTCATGCAAAGTGAAAGTACCACCGGGTTATCATCCTCTTTATTGGACAAAATATGGTCGAGCGCTACCACTATCAGCACAAAGATTACCACCGTGCGACTTGAAAAAGTTGGGGCCGCCACCATCGAAATTAAGCCAAGAGACGTTGGAACGGATTCGCAAGGGTTCAGTGTTGGTGAAGAAAAAATCCCTGTCCAAACGCTCGAAGAGGCGATAATCGTGGGTATGGAGATACAGGCGAGGCAATGAGTAGACCGATATATGAGACACAGGCAGACCTCGATAATGAGGCAAGAGTGAGGAAGTTTTTATCTAGTGAATGGGAATGTAGGTTTATTAAACTGAATCCTGTTAAGTGGAAGGTAGATTTCTTAGTTCAGAAGGGTAATAAATATAGTTGGGCAGAACTTAAATGCCTGAATATGAACTATGGTGATTTTCCATTTATGATTAGTTATAAAAAGATCGAGGCGGCTAAATTATTACATGATACAAGTAAGAAAAAGTTTAATTTAATATTTAAATGCAAAGATTTATTATGTTTTCACACATGGGATTTTAATAAAGAGTACGAGTTTGAGTATGGTGGACGGACTAAAAGCACCCGTGACCCACAGGATATCGAGCCTGTGTTCCGTATAGACCCTAAAGATTGTACAATAGTGGAGGGGTTTAGTTGAATTTAAGCGCAGATAATGTAAGAGATAGCATACCATTGTTCCGCAATGGAAGTGGAGGTGAGATTCCTACCTCTGCGCACCAACTTTTATTTCAAAAGACAGATGTTCACCGTGCTTGTGCTTTAAATGCACTATGGCATAGTAGGTTTCCTAAGATTGATTGGAGTAATGTCGTTAGGAATAAAGATTACATTTGTTTCGTGGCAGAACATGATATGATGGCATATGCATCAGCTATATGGTCTAGTCCTATTGCAAGTAATCGCTTAAAGAATGGTGATGGTAGTCTTGAATTAAGGAGAATGGCAATCGCAGAAGATGCCCCAAAGAATACTGCAAGTAGGATGTTAGGATGGATGCGAAGGTATATAAAAAAGAACCTACAGCACATATCATTACTTCTTTCTTACCAAGATACTGATGTGCATGATGGAACTATCTATAAAGCAAGTGGATGGTATATTGGTAATAAAAGTAAAGGAACATCTTGGACAAATAAAAAGCGTAAAAGAAACAAAGAACAGTCTTTGGCTGATAAAATAAGGTGGGAGTTATGCCTAGGGTAACTTATGCAGATGAAGTAGATGCCCACTTTGGCATCCCTTGGCTAGAAGAGTTGGCAATTCGTAAGGGTGAGCTATCCTGTGCTTTGCCTGATGATAAGATTGATCAATTAGCACCTGATAAGACTGCAATGTTATCAGACTTAATTTTACATCAACCAACATCTGAAAAGGAAGATCCAATTCAATGGGGATGGACTTTACCCGGTTGGCAAAGGGTGATGGATAATTGGGAAAAAGACAAAATTCATGTTATTTTAGGCGGCAACAGATCGTCAAAAACAATGTTTGCAAGTCGTATGTTAGTTCATTTAGCTCAAACAATACCTGAAGCTGAGATACGAAGTATGCACGTGACAGAAGAGAGAAGTATATCAGATGCACAAAAATATATATGGCAGAATTTGCCCATGCGGTATAAAAGGGCAAAGAAAAAGGGGGAGAATCATTCTTTACAATATAATCAAAAGAATGGATTTAACTCCTCTAAAGCAATATTTCCCCCCACCCAAGAAGGTGCTGAAAGGGGTAGTACGATTTATTTTAATAATTATCGGCAGTATCAAGCTGATCCGCAGATTTTTGAGGGTTGGTCTGCACATTGCATACACCTCGATGAGGAAGTACCTGAAGCGATTTTTAATACGCTCTTAGGTAGAACAGTTGACTATCATGGACGTCTAATTTTAACATTTACGACTCTTCAGGGCTGGACACCCTTGATTAATAGTTTACTCAAAGGTGCTGAAACTGTAAAGACTAGGTACTCTGAGATTATGGGTAGAGAATTACCCACTGAGCAGATTTGTAAGAATTGGCCTAATTGTAGAATATATTACTTTTGGACAGAAGACTCTCCTTTTATTGATGGTAAAGAATTAATTAATACCTACTCGAGGCAACCACAGGAGGTAAAGCTTGCTAGATTATTTGGAATCCCAAGTAAAGCTATTGAGGGTAGATTTCCAAAATTTACAAGAGAAACTAATGTAATTCCGCATGAAACAATTCCTACAATAATTGATTCCACAATACCTTGTACTAAATATTTTGTTACTGACCCAGGTGGTAGTAAGCCTTGGGTAGCTATTTGGGCATCAGTTTTAGAGGATGGCACTATCTACATTTATAGAGAGTTTCCTGACACAAGCATGGGCGATTGGGCTTTACCTCATGTCAATGGGGTTGGTAAAAGTGTAGGCAAGGCAGGTCCTGCCCAAAGACCTCTTGGTTGGGGTTACAATCAATATAAAGAACATTTTGAGGCATTAGAGGGTGGTGAAGAGATATTTGAGCGCATTGTTGACCCTCGTATGGGAGCAGCCACAGTCCGAGAGAAAGAAGGAGAGAGTAACATTATTAACACAATGGCAAACTTGGATTTTGTTATGAAGCCTGCACCAGGTGTGGAGATTGAATCGGGGATCGCAGCTATAAATAATGCCTTATCATGGGATGATACTGAGCCATTAACTGATGAGAATCGCCCTAAACTTTTTGTGTCAGATAGGTGTGAAAATTTAATAAGTTGTATGCTTGAGTATAGTGGTCAAAGTCGAGCCGAGCATTTTAAGGACTATATAGATACATTGAGGTATCTTATGGTTAGTAAACCTGAATATGTAACAGGTGCATCCTTATCCTGTACAGGTGGTGGTGGTTATTAATTGACTATTATTAATAATGTAGATATTATTACAAATTTATGCAAAACGCTTCTGATCCCGAACTACTTTATGTCAGTAAAGAACCTGATATAGGTTACTTATCAGAAACTTTCCGTAAGACACAGTCTGATATAGGAGAGTGGTTAGATCGTAGACAAAGAGATTACGATGTCAGGAATTGTTTATGGGCAGGTAAGTCTGATGACTTTAAGAAGCATTCTAAGCTTAGTGCTACAGGAGATGTGTTTCCGTGGGATGGGGCAAGTGATCAAGAAATTCGCATGGTTGACAATCAGATCAATAAGTGTGTTGCGATGGTCATGAATGCGGTCAGGCAAGCTCATATTGTTGCTACACCTATTGAGTCAGGCGATATAGAGCGATCCAATGTTATATCTATGTTCCTTCGTTGGTTAATAAATGCCAAAATGGAGGAATTTTATGATCAATTAGAGCTTGGATTAAATCATTTTTTTGAAAAAGGGTTAATGTGTCACTATGTGTGGTACGATTCTCAAGAATTAAAGCAACAGCAGACTATCCGTATGGATGAAATTGTACAGGCTTTACCTGAAATAGCAGAAGCTATACAGGATGGTAGCCTAGATAATCAACTTTCATCAGTTATTAAGGATCAGTTTAATGTTTCTAAGGCTAAGGCTAGGAGTATGTTGCGTGAGTTGCGAGATGAGGGTAGTACAACTATACCTGTAACTAGACAGGTAATAAATAGACCGAAACTTAAAGCCCTTGCCCCTGATGAAGATGTGTTTTGGCCTAACTACACAATTGACCCACAGGAAGCACCGTACGTTTTTCATGTCTTACACATGACTCCTGAACAACTTCGCGCTAAGATCTCAACAGAAAAGTGGGATGAGGAGTTTGTTGAAAAAGCAATGCAGTTGGCTCAAAACACGCAAAGAGATGATACTCTTTATAATATACGTCAGATAGATGAGTCTATCCGTAATGATGATGAGACAATTAGGATAGTTTATTGCTATCAGAGACTTTTAGATGAAGATGATGTACCAGGTATATATTGTACAATCATGCATCCTGATGTGCCAAATCTTTATGCCAAGCATGAGCTATTAGATTATGCACATGGTAAGTATCCTTTTGTGGTTACAAAGTACGAGCAAACTAGTAAAAGACTTTATTCTTCTAGATCAATTCCTGAACTTGGTGAGCCTTTACAACAGGTGATGAAGATTGAGACTGACGCATTAATAGATCGTCAATCATTAGCGACTCTGCCTCCATTAGAGCACCCACTTGGGCGGCCACCTTCTAAGTGGGGACCGGGTGTAAGAGTTCCGTATCGAACAAAAGGTGAGATAGGTTGGGCAAGCACACCAAGATTTGATGGGGGAAATGTAGAGGTTCGTAGATATGTCCAAGAAATGTTTGATAAATATTTTGGCAACTTCGCACAAGGAGTAGATCAGGTTGAGTCCCAAAATAAACAGCAAGCAATTATTAATAAAGTATTTACTCACCTCAAATATGTATTTGATCAGGTATGGACTTTGTATCAACAGTACGGGCCGGACAATGAGTTTTTTCGGGTCACAGGAATGCAAGATGTTCAAAAGTTTAATAAAGGTCAGGCAAATGAAAGGTTTGATTTTTATTTACAGTTTGATGTGGCAACGCAAGATCCTGAGCAAATGCTAGAAAGGGTTAGGGCTATTACTGAATTAGCACCCGCCTTGGATAAGTCAGGCACATTAGATACAGAAACACTTTTACAGCTTGCAGTTGGGCAAATATTACCTGGTGCTTCTGAGAAAATAATGATCCCAAAAGAGACTGCATCACAAAAAGCTATACAAGAGGAAAGGCAAACAATTGCCGAGCTTGTGGCTGGTGTACCGCCTAATGTTCGACCACAAGACTCACATGAATTAAAGATGCAAGTATTTGAAGAATGGTTATCGCAACCCGATATTCAACAAAAAGCACAACAAGACCAAGCGCTACAGGAGCGTATTGCCAACTACCTACAACAGCGTCAAATGCAAATACAGCAAAAACGTAACGCTATTACCGGCAGACTTGGGGCAAATCCTACGCAGTTTGGTGAAACCACGCAATCAGTATAACAGGAATAATATTATGCCATACGGAAAAGGAACTTACGGATCGAAGGTTGGACGGCCTTCTAATAAAGCAAAAGCAATGGCTCGCAAAAAGATGAGTCCAACAAAGAAGAAAATGCTGAAGAAGAAAAAGTGAGCATTACTTACCGTAATGAAAGGTTTAGTGGTTATAATAAGCCGAAGCGAACCCCCGGTAAATCAAAGAAGTTTGCTGTTCTTGCTAAAGAAGGTGATAAAGTTCGCCTTGTTAGATTTGGAGATCCAAAGATGTCTATCAAAAAGAACATCCCTGCTAGACGTAAATCCTTCAGAGCAAGACATAAATGCGATGAGAAAAAGTCTAAATTAACAGCAGGTTTTTGGAGTTGCAAAAAATGGTAGCTAAAAGAAAAACTAAGTCTAGGGTTAATGAGGCCGGTAATTATACTAAGCCTACTATGCGCAAGAGGATTTTTGAGAAGATCAAAGCAGGCTCAAAGGGGGGCAAAAGTGGGCAGTGGTCAGCTAGGAAAGCGCAAATGTTGGCAAAAGAGTATAAAGCAAAAGGTGGAGGTTATCGCTAATGGGTTTGCGTAAGCCACAAAAAGATTTACTCAGGTGGACAGGGCAGAAGTGGACAACGGCGTCAGGTAAGAAATCTTCTGAAACAGGTGAGGTGTATGCTCCTAAGAAAACCATAAAGAAATTAAAAAGCACAAAGAAAGGTAGAGCAAAACTTGCTTTGGCTAATAAAAAGAAAAGACTTGCAACGAGTAGAGGTAAGCAATACGCCAAGCATGGTCTACACAAAGGTAAAAAAAGATGAAAAAATGTCCCATTTACAGAGAGAAGTCTATTGGATCGTGTTGTTGGTCATGTTCTTTATCGAGCGAAACGTAATTATAGATACTTTATTCTTAACCCTATCCCTAATTTACGAAAACTTTAAATGACGCTTAAAAAAACAAACCATGAAATCGATCAAGAGGAGGCAATCCGAGCACTGTCCGTTCTTAAAAACGATCCTAACTTCAGGCGATATATTGAAATGCGTGAAGCTATGCGTGAAGAAACCATTCGCGCGTTGCAGACTCAAGCGAACATTGAAAATCTAAACTTACACTTTCATATNTCAGGGAAGCTTGAGGCTATTGATGAAGAACTTGATTTATTTTATAAGCTTTAATTAATTTTCTCATACCCATAACCCTCTACGCTTGGGGTTGCGTAGGGGGTTTTTTGTGTAAATATATAAATACTGAAATAAGGCTTGCAATATTTATATCTAATAAATAAATTAATAAATACTAGGTTAAATACCTTGATTATTTATGGAATCAATTACCGAAGAGGTTGTCTCAGAATCCTCCGAAAATTCTGTGGAAACAAAAAAGCCTGTTGATGGGAATATATCTGTAGCGGAATTTGCTGATCAGTTAATGAAAAACAAAGAAGCTATTGACACTGAACCTGAAGCAAGTACCGAAGAGACGGATCAGTCCACTGAAGAACCTGTGGATTTAACGGAAGTCGCTGAGGATACACAGTCTGCTGAAGATGCGGAAGACGAGGATGACTCCTCGCCACCTCCACAGACTTCAGATGTTCTTTCCAAGTTTAATATTGATTTAGGTAGCTTATCTGAAGAAGAAAGTCGTGATCTAGCTAAAGCTTTAAATGCAAGTGCAATTAAAAGGTTTGGAACTCTTACTCGTCAAAAGAAAGAGTTACAGGCACAGAATGAAGCATTGCAAGAGCAAGCAAAGCAAGCTGAAGTAGAATCTACTCCAAGTTATTTAAAAGAAAATGCTTTATCTGATATAACAGATGAGCAATCTCTTGTTAAAAAAGTTGAGGAACTCAATGATTTAATTGAGTGGGTAGATGAAAGCATGGATAACGAAATTCAATATGATGATGAGGGCAATGAGTTTATTGCTAAAAATGGTGATCAAAAGTTTTCTAAATCTGATTTGAAGCGATTTAGGTCAGAGGCAAAGCGTGTATTACGTAAGGATGTTCCTTCGAGAGCGACATGGTTGTCAGCGAGAAAACAAGCGGATGAAATGGCTAAGGAAACATTTGAGTTTTTAAGCGATCCTGAAAGTGATGACTATAAATTGTTTAATGAACTCAATAGTAATGCCCTTTATCAACCATTCAGAAAATTACTTCCGAATGCTAATTATGCGATGGGTCTTATGATTGAAGGGTATAAGGCAGTTGAGTCTAGGAAGAAGAATACTGCTAAACCACCACCTAAACCTAAAGCGCCCGTAGCCTCAATAGAGGCGGGGACTTCAAGACCTAAATCAAATCAATCAATGAAACTGAAAGCTGTGGAGGCGGCGAAGAAGCAATATGAATCTTCAGGCTCAATGGCAGACTACAAACAATATTTACAATTAAAAAAATCTTAGGAGGAATATAATTATGGCACAAGCCACCAGCTACAACACATCCGGCAACCGGGAGGACTTAACTGACGTTCTCACAATTATGGAGCCGGAATCTACGCCATTTACAAGTATGGCACAAAAAGCCACCGCAAGTGGTACTTTCTTTGAAGTGCAAGTCGATGACCTTGCAGTCGCTTCATTTGAAGGAGTTAATGAAGGAGAAGATGTTACAGTTTTTGACAACAAATCTGTGAATCGCGCTCGTATCGGAAATTATGTGCAGAAATTCCGACGTAGCTTCGCTGTGAGTGATATCCAAGAGATTGTTACTACAGCTGGCGTTTCGTCAGAATTTGCAAATGCCGAGGCAAAAGCAGTTAGAGAATTAAAACGGGATTTTGAAGCAGCTGTATGCTCATCTCAAGATCGTCAAGCTGAAGCCGGAGCAGGTGCTCCATACAAAACCCGTGGAATGTTTAAGTTCTTAGGTCTTGGTGGACAACCTTCCGACATCCCTGCCTTTGCAAGAAATGTTGCTAATGACACAACGGCCACGCAAACCGAAACGACCTTCAATAGCGTTCTTCAAGAACTCTACGAAGCTAACGGAATGCCTGGTGGTCAATTAACTCTTATCGCCGGACCTACTCTTAAAAAGGAAATCAGTGATTTTGCTCGTCAGGAAGGTTCTACAACTGCCTTGTCGTTTCAAGTTACCCAACCTGCTGAGAGCAAGAAAATAACCTTATCAGTCAATTTTTACGAAGGAGACTTCGGAAATGTGGCGATAGTGCCCAGCGTTTATTTAAATCGGACATCAGGTAGTGACACGATTGATGGTGATGCAGGTCTTCTTATTGATCCTGAGTATGTTGCAATTCATACCTTGAAAGCTGAGTCTAACTCTGAGCTTGAAAATCAAGGTGGCGGCAGGCGTGGTTTCTGTGACATAATTGCGGGTCTCGCAGTTCACAGTCCAAAGGCTCATGGTTATTTTAACTAATTCTTAAATAAAGGAATATTACAATGTCAGAATTAACTAACAACGAAGCGGGTCGCGGTTTTACTCACGTATATACTGCTACCTATGAAGATCTCCAAACTATCGGCAACGGTGGACAAGCTACTATTGCAACTATCCCTGCGGGTGGTGCTATTGAAATGGTAGGAGTTTACGAAGCTGAAGCAATTGTAGGCACAACCTCCTTAGTCATTGATGTGGGAACAACAGGAGGAGATCCCGATGAGTTCATCGATGCTCTCGATGTGGACGGAATGTCCGCTCCCGTGTTTAATACAGGAGATGCATTCACAGGTGGTCAGTCTCAACCTGTAGGTGGAACGAACACCGCAACTTCCGTATTATTGGAAGTTACAGATGCCGCTATTGCATCAGCCACTGCTGGTAAAATAGTAATTGCATTACGCATTGTTGACCTTGGTCAATTTGCTTAGTCTAGTCATATATAGGATTTAGGGGAGTGGTCTGTTGGTACTCTTAGACCACTCCCTTTCCTAACCCATCTTTATTATGCCAAACATACTTTTACCAAAATGGAAAAATGGAAACGGTTCACAGTTCATGAAGAACATGGATCGTTATTTGCGTTACGAAGTAGACCTTGAAAAACATGAAGCATCATTACGGGAAGAAATGGTACGCAAGGAGAATAAAGAAATGGGTGCCGCCAAAACTGACGGTCTTGGTCAACTAAAAGGAACTATTCCCGCTAGAGAATATTTCCGTTGGCATCAATCCCACCGTGGTTGTTGGAATGATAAATCATTCGTAAAAGAATTTTTTAGGGACAACCCGTCATTTCGCGCCAAAACAGAAACTAAGTCTAATTTCAGTGCCCCAAGTCTTGTGACTAAATCATTCGCATGAAGTGAGTAACCTTTAGGAAGTACTAAATATTATGCCAAACTACGCAACTGCCACTTACGCAGAATTAAAATCAAGATTTCGTGCATTAGCAGGACTTGACGCACTACAGGCTACAGATGCGAGTTTTCTCAGAGACTTAGTAAACCGTGCGGCCCGTATCGCCCATGAGCGCTATCCTTGGCCACAATTTACTATAGTAGGTGAAAGCGTTGCAGTAGTAACAGGTGACGCAAATAGTCTCAGGATTTATGGAACTAGTAATAAGTTGGCTAATAACGCTAATGTAGTTTTTCGTATACACAAAGAAGATCCTACCACTAGTCGATATCCTGATGAATATACTTTTTTGACTGAAATGGACTCATCAGGTTTTCCATCAGTAAAAATTATTGAACCGAGTGCATTAAACAGTGTAAACGTGTTTATAACTTATCGAAAAGATTTACGTACTGAAATAAATTCAGGTTCAGCAACAAGCGGATATTATGGAGATGATGCAGGAGATGAGCAGAATATACCTAACTTCTTTTTCGACTTTTTAGCACACTCCGCATATGCAGGTTTCCTTCGAGGAGATGGCCAAACAGAAAAAGCATTCGCAGAAGAGCAAAATGCTGAAGCAATGTTAAGGCAAGAGATTGATTTAGTGCGAGAACAGTCTCGTCAGTATCGTAATGATATTTTACAGTATCGCACACCTTCGCAATTTAATAGACATAACATCCAAGCGGGAGGACAACCCATTACTCCCACTGTAGCAAATGTCCAATAATGGCACGTACTACAACATTTGATTCGTTAAAGAAAAGATTTCAGATGGCTGCGGGATTGCCATCATTAACTAGTGTAGATGAATTTTTCTTCCAAGAGTCAATTAATAGTCGAGCACAAGGTGCTTGGACTAGGTGTGAGTGGCCTGAGTTATTAAAGATTGTCGAAAGAAGTGTTGCCGCAACAACTAACCCCACTGCAAACAAAGGTGTAAGGATTGATAATGATTTAAGTATTATTGATATACAGCAAGTATGGAGTAAGAATCCGTATACAGAGACAACGGCAGTTTCTTTAAGCTTTAAACTAGTTGATGGGTATTTAATTCTCCCTGTAAACAGTTTAGTTAATTCTGTTTTTGTTATTGGTACAGCACTTCGACCAACTTATGGGGCAGATAGTCCTGATGATCAAAATATACCTGAGTTTTTAAGTAATTACTTAACAGCTGGAGTATTGAGTGATTTTTTAAGAGGAGATGGCCAAACAGAAAAAGCAGCAATAGAAGAAAATCGAGCAGAAGAGTATTTACTCTTAGAGATTGATCGAGTTGAGCGTCAACAGGGTCAGAATAATTTTATGCAATTCACAACTTACGGAACAACAATACAAACACCAATTTAATTATGGCAAACGAATATAGAGGTTTAGGACTCAATGGTGGGATCTACATTAATGACACTGCCGCCAAGACTAACAGTAATGGATGGTTTGCTATCGTGGCAACTGAGGACACTGTTATCGACAGCATCACAAGCAATGTGGATAACCTGAGTGAT